GAGCGGGTGGCTTTTATAGTTTATGGTCGGTCGGCTTTTGATTATTATTTTTTTATTTTAATTTTTAAGAAAGGAGAAATAATTTATGAGAAAAATAATAAAAGTACAAAGAACTTGGCTTTCGCCATATATTTCTGAAAAATTAAAAAATACACAATATCGCTTTATTTTCACGGATAATATAGAAAAAAATAAAATAGAAAAAATTGCGATGCAGATAGCAGAGGATGGATGTGAATTGTCAGCAATGCCAAGGCACTGGACAAAGATCATATTAAGAGAGAAAATTAATAATCCACTTTTTCAAAATAAAAATATTGTTCTTTTTACGAGAGCTTTGTTAAATTTTCGCCGTCAGGTTTGGTTAGCAGAAGTAGATAATGATAACTTGATTCGCATAGAATGTATAGCGCCTTAAGTATCACAACATCGTGCTGAAAGAATAATAAAATATTATTTTTGGAAAAAAGATAAATATCTCGCCAATATTTGGGACAATTATGTACATAATGGATATACTACTCGTGTGGGATTAGATAGATTGATTCGTAGAGAAGATGTAGATAAGAGATGTGGACGTATTGCTATGTCGCATTTAATTTATGACGAAACAGGCGAAGAAGGACATCAATTGAGAGTAGAATATCGGAACTCTAATTAAAAACATCTTGATTTTTTGTCCGCTATTTTATTAATGTTCTGCTTTAAAAAAGCAGAACATTTTTTATTTTTTACTGTGGAAAACTTTATCTTGATTTGTTTTTTTAATTATGATATAATATGTTAACTGAATTGTCCGTGTATTTTTATTTATTTTTTTCAGGTTTAAACAAAAGACACCTGATAGCATTTTGATAATTTTAATATTAATAATTACGGCAATTCGGTTTTTGAAAATAGAAAGCGTTAATTAGATGCATAATGATTTGCGACCTTTAACATTATGCATCTAACACGCTTATGAAATATACTAAAAAAAATCAATTACGTTATAAAAGTATTTCAACTCTAAAAAAACGCGCGTGGAAAATTTTTTCCGAATATATTCGGAAAAAAGAAAAAGGTGTATGTTTTACTTGTGGCTATCGTGATAATTGGAAGAATATGCAAGCAGGCCATTGTATTCACGGCGATGCTGTTGATTTCATTGAGGAGAATATACATTGTCAATGTATTAGATGCAATAAATTTTTAAACGGCAATTTAGAAATTTATATTCCTAAATTTATCCGCCTTTATGGTTTTGAAACTTATCAAAAAATTTTGGATCAAAAACATAAAAAAAATAAATATTCTATTTCTGAATTAGAAAATATTATTTTAAAATATAAAAATGCTAACTTGGAAAACTGAAAAACGCAAAATAAAAGATTTAAAACTTTTTGACGGCAATCCTCGTAGGATGTCGGATAAACAAGCGGAACAACGTAGATTACTAACAGAAGAGGAGGCGAGAGAATATCTTTTGAAAAACAAAAAAAAGAAAGTATGTTTAAATTGTGGAAAAATTTTTATTGCAAAAAAAGATTGCAAAAACAGAAATCAGTTATATTGTAGTCGTAAATGTTATGGCCAATCAATAATCGGTCATTCTAATACGCAGAAGCAATTAATGGTCTTAGGACTGGGAAGAAAAATTAAAAATAATCAAAATCAAGAAGTAAAAATAAAAGGTAAATGTTTATTTTGTGGTAGGGAAATTATTTTCCCTAAAAGCGTAAATAAAAAGTATTGTTCTAAGCAATGTTATTGGAAAAATAAAGAAAAAAAAGAATTGTTAAGGTGTATTATATGTAGCAAAGAATTTTTAAGAGAACCGTCAAGGAAAAGCAAAAATAATTGTTGTTCTAAAAAGTGCAACTATTTATTTATAAGAGGAGAGAATTCTCATTTTTGGAAGGGCGGGATAACGCCACAAACACATTTAAGATTATTAGGGGCCGAATGGAATAAAATAAGAAGATTGGTATATAAAAGAGATAATTATATTTGTCAGAAATGTGGTAAAACAAATGTAAGATTAGCGGCACATCATATTGTTCCATATTACATTAGTAGAAATAATGATTTATCTAATTTAATTACTTTATGTCAAAGTTGTCATATGAAAGAAGATTTGTATTTTATTAATTCTTTTACAGGTCAAAAAGCTATTAAATTAAATTAATATGGAAGAACAAAAACAAAAAATTGAAAATTCTAAAGATACAGAAACTAAGCAGAAGAGAAGAGGCGCTCCGCCAGAATATCTTTTTAAGCCAGGACAATCTGGCAATCCTGCTGGTCGTCCAGCAGGAAGTAAAAGTTTTACCACTTTATTTGCTAAAGCTGTAAAAGAAGTTGCGCGAGCATTAGAACTTGAAAAAAAACCTGATGCTGTAGAAATTGAAATTGTTAAAAGAGGAATTAAGGAAGCGTTAGCTGGAAAATTTCCATTTTATCGTGATGTATTAGATAGAATTTTTGGAAAGCCGCTTCAGTCAATTGATATTACATCTAATGGTGAAAATATAATTCCTATTTATGGAGGAAAATCAACCGATACACTTTCAAAACTCAATAGCGACACAGAAAGTTTTTCAGATGACAAAAAGAATCAGAGCAGTTAGTGGCGGAACTTTCGCTTCAAAGACTATTTCAATTTTGATTTGGTTAATTGATTTTTGTCAATCTAATAAAAATCAGGTATGCACTGTTGTAGCCGAATCAGTTCCGCATTTACGATTAGGTGCGATTAGAGATTTTAAAAATATAATGACTTATAACGGTTATTGGAAAGATAATAATTGGAACGAATCGCAGACTACTTATACTTTTGAAACTCAAAGTATTCTTGAATTTAAAAGTTTTGATAAGTTTGGTAAAAGTCATGGTCCGAGAAGAGATGTTTTATTTTTGAATGAGGCGATTAGTATTCCGTATAATATTGCTGATCAGTTGATAACAAGAACGAAAAAAGTTGTTTGGCTGGACTGGAATCCATTTGAAGAATTTTGGTTTTATACTGAATTTTTAAATAAAAGAAATGACGTAGAAATGATTAAATTGAATTATTTAGACGTAGTTGATCCGATAACTAAAAAATCGCTTTTAAATCCGCAAATTATTCAAGAAATTGAATCACATAAAAATAATTTAAACTGGTGGAAGGTATATGGTTTAGGCGAATTAGGCGAAATTGAAAGTCGGATTTATAGCGGTTGGCGAATAATTGATGAGATTCCTTTTGAGGCTCGGTTGATGAGAAGATGGTTAGATTTTGGTTATGTTAATGATTATTCTGCTATTGGCGATGTTTATTATTATAATGGCGGTTGGATTTTAGACGAGCAATTGTATCAAAAAGGATTAAGTAATAAGCAGTTAGCGGATTTTCTGTTGGCATTGCCGCAAAATAATGTTTTGGTTGTTGCTGATAGTGCTGAACCTAAAAGTATTGATGAGATTAGAAGTTATGGCGTTAATATTATTCCGTCTCAAAAAGGTAAAGATAGTGTGATTTATGGAATTCAGATAGTACAAAGTCAGCCGATATCTGTAACGAATAGAAGTTATAACATTTTAAAAGAGTATAGAAATTATTTATTTTTAGTTGATAAAAACGGAAAAATTTTATCTGAAGAAGATCCGAGATGCGAGAATCATCATATGAGTGGAATACGATATGCGTTGGTTTCATTAGGTCGGTTGAAACCTGAAATGTCGTATTTTGATAAAATTTTTTTTGAGGATAAAAATAATAAAAAAAATATTAATAAAGCTTTATGATGACTTTTGATAATGAAAAAAATATTGATTGGTCGAATCCGTTAATTAATTTTAAAAATATTATTGTTCCTCCTAAAAAATCTATAGAGCCGAAAGTTGATGAAATTGTTTCTAAAATTGTTGGTAAAAAAATTTATACTCACGATCCACGTTTGATTAAATTAGTTGTTAAATGGCGGAAACGAAAATCTATAGATGAAGATGATAATTTTTTAAAAAATCCTTATTTTATTAAAGAATTAAAAGAAACTTTAAAAGGAAATTTATGATTAAAATTATTTGTGATTTTTGTAAAAAAGAAGTGGTAGATGAAGATTTTGCTTGCGATATTAATATTGTTGAAAGTAATATTTATTTGGAAGGTCAAGAGTTGAATACTAAAAAGCAATTTCATAAAAAAATTTTTCAAATTTGTAAAAAATGTTTTAGTCAATATATTCAAAAATATGTTAGTTGAAATTATAATTAATGGAAAAGTTTTTAAAAGTGAAGGTGAAAGTTTAGAAAAAGCATTTGATAATTTAAAATTAGATTGGTTTGACGTTAAGAATAAAGGTGTTATTAAAATTAAAGATGGAAATAAAGAAAAAGAGTTAGTTTTTTTAAGAAATAAATTAAAAAAAGTTTTTGTTAATAAATTAAATAAATTAATATTTGCGAAACAATTATCTAAATATGTCAATTTTTGATTTTGTTCAAAAGCAAATTAAAAATTATGAAAAACCTATTGAATTAATTGATGGTTGGAGTTGGTCGATGAAGGAACATTTAAGAAAAAGTTTTTTATATAAAAATTCGCAATTTTTTGAAGAGAATGAAAATAGAGAATTAAGGCCATTTGTGAATATTCTTCTTCCTATTTTGAATTTTCAATATCGCAATGAAGGCTTTGATGTAAAAGATATTTTATTGTACGTTGATAATCCAGATGAATTTTATAAGTCGCTTATTGTTAATAAATATCATGATCAATGGACGAAAGAGAATGCGATTGATGAATTTATTGATGATGTAGTTGAAAGTTATTGCGATTATGGCGGTGTTTTAGTTAAAAAAAGTGATAATGCGTGTCCGATAGTGGTTGATTTACAAAGTTTGGCTTTTTGTGATCAAAGCGATATTTTAAAGCATCCGTTCGGTATTAAACATATTTTAAGTTTTTCGGAATTGAAAAAATGGAAAGATGTTTGGAATTTTGAAAATGGTGCTACTATTGATATTGATGAGTTAATTGATTTAGCGAAAAAAGAAGGAAAAGATAAAATTGAAGTGTATGAAATTCACGGTATTTTTGAAGGCGAAAATCAAGCGCAAATTATTTCGTTTTATAAAAAAGATGAAAAAAATATAGGTGTTTTTCTTTTTAAAAAGAAAGAACCTCAATTGCCATTTAAATTTTTAAAAAGAGATAAAATTAGTGGTAGGGCGTTAGGTAGAGGAGCGATTGAAGAATTATTTGAAGCGCAAGTTTGGACAAATTGGAATGCTATTAAAGTAATAGAAATGCTTGAAGCAGCTTCTAAAATTATTTTTAAAACAACTGATCAAAACATTGCTTCACGTCATTCGTCTGGTTTAAAAGATTTAGATAATTTGGAAATTATTCAACTTCAGGAAGGTAAACATATTGGCCAAATAGATACTACGCCACGTTCGCTTGTGTTATTTAATAATGCAATTGATCGTTTTGAAATATTAGCTAATAAAATTGGTGCTACTAATGAAACGTTATTAGGTGAATCTCCGTCTTCCGGAACTCCGTTTAAATTATATGAAGCTCAACAAATTGAAAGTAAATCAATGCATCGTTTTAGACAAGGAAAAATTGCTGTTTTTATTGATGAAATTTATCGTGAGTGGATTTTGCCTTATTTTGAAAAAGAAATTGTGAATGAAAAATTTTTATTAGTTGATTTTAGTGCTGATGAATTAGAACGGATTAGCGAAAATATAGCAATTGATTCAGCTAATGAAATTATTAAAAAAGCTATTTTAGAAGGTAAAATTATTGATTATGATATAATTCCGACTCTTTTTGAGAATTTGAAAACTTCTTTTTTGAAAAGCGGAAGTAAAAAATTTGTTAAAATTTTAAAAAATGAATTAAAAGATTTAAATTTAAAAATTTCAATTAATATTGCTAATAAACAAAAAGATTTAGCTTTAATAACAGATAAATTAGTGAATGTTTTTAGACAAGTGATTGCCGCTCCGCAAATTTTGCAAGATCCGAATTTAGCAAAAGTATTTAATAAAATTTTAGAATATAGCGGAATTTCACCTTTAAATTTTTCGCCTTCTATTCCTTTAAAAGAATCTTCTACTCAACCGCTTGAAAAAATGGCGAATACTATTGAAGGCGAAAGAAAAGAATTAATAAAGAAATAATATGTTAAATGAAATTTTTTTAGAGAAATTAAAATTTATTGCTAATGATGATATTTTAATAGATGCTTTAAAAGATTTATTTTTTAAAGTTTTAGAAAAATATTATCCTGTTGTTAATGAGTTGGATAATAATGAAATAATTGGCGAGAAATTTAGAGCGTATAATTTGAGTAAAGATATAATTAATGAATGTATTTTAGAGATTAAAGGTTTAAAATTAATTAATAAAAATAATAATTTAAGAAAGGAGATATAAATATGCCTTATAAAAAATTTATTAAAAGAACTAAAGAAGGTGTTAAATATTGTATGACTTCTTTGGATAGCGGTAAAACTTACTGCTATCGGTCGAAGGAAGCCAGAAATAAAGGTATTAGAATGCATGAAGCATTTAAACACGGTTTTAAACTTACAAAAATATGAAAAAAATAATTCTTGCTTTAATTCTTGTTTTAATTATTAGTTTAATTGTTGTTAATACGACTAATAAAAAAGTTGGTAGTGTTAATGTTGGCGGTGAGTATAGATCGAAAGTATTGGATCAGTATAGTTCAACGCATTCGAATAGTTATTATTATTTTAAAAAAAGCAGTGGAACTTTAGGTTCGATTATTTTAAATGCAACTGGTAGTGGTTATAGCATTTTTTATGATGCTACAACTACTGATGCGACGTTAAGAAATAATGTAGCAACTTCTTCATTAGATGTTTTAGCCGTTATTGTGAATAATCAGCCAGCTGGAGTGTATGTTTATGATATTACTTTTAAAAATGGTTTATTAGGCGTATTAAGTTCAACGTTGGCTACTACGACTATAACGTGGCGTTAAAAATATGAAATTAAAATATAAAATGTTTTCTTTAAAAGATAAATTTTATTCTAAAGAAAAATCTGAAAAAAAATCTGAAAAAAAATCTGAAAAAAAATCTGAAAAAAAATTTGGAAAAAAACTTGGTCGATCTATTATTAAAAAAAATAAAAAATAAATAATATGACTCATATTAAATTTGGTATTATATTATTAGCAATAGTGATTGTAGGTTTTTGGATTATTCATTCTTTACCTGCTACTCCGCCTGTTCCGTCTATTCCGCCTATTCCTTCTTTAGGAGCTATTAGTGGTCCTGATATTTATAATAATTTATATATTCATGGTACTTTGACAACTGGTGGAAGAGTTTTAGCGACTTCAACTTCTGGTTCAGCCGTTACGCTTACAAAATCTGATTTGGAAAATTATGATTATATTAGTTTTATGTCAAATGTGAGTAGCGTTACGATGACGTTGCCTGCGACTTCTACAATGTTATCGCTTTTAAAAAATGACGGAGATGTAAGAGAATGGATTATTCATAATGCTACTACAACTGCGGCAACCACTTTAACTATTGCTGTTCCGACAGGAATAGATTTAGTTGCTTATAATCCAGCTGATAGAGTATTAGATGGCGGTGATTATGCTGAATTAAAATGTATGAATCTTTATTATCGTAGCGTCAATAATGAAGATATTGTTTGTAAAATTACAGAATTAGGAGACGCTGATTAAAAATGGTTATCATTCCTTCAAAAATGAATATGGTTATCATTCCATTTTAAAAATGATTAGCCTTATCATTTCTGTTGAGAAATGAATTAACCTTATCATTTATGGTAGTAGAAAAAAATGATAATTTTCAATCTGAAGAAGAATTAGAATTGTCTGAATTGCCTGAAGAAATTGAAGAAGAATATGATGAATCAGGCAATGAAATTACAGATTGGAAAAATTTAGCTCTTAAAAATTACGGAATAGCAAAAAGATTCAAAACAAAGTTAGAAAAAATGAAACAACTTGAAAAAGAATATGAAGAATTTAAAAAATCTAAAAATGAATCTAATAATGAATCTAAAAATGAATTTAATGCTAATTCCGAAAAACAAGAACCAAATGAGCCAGATTATGGTCGTCTTGCCTTTTTAGAGAGCAAAGGCATTTCACATGTAGACGATCAAAAATTCGTTGAAAATGAAGCGAAGCGTTTAAAACTTCCTTTAAATGAAATTTTAGCTTTGGATTATGTTCAAGCTAAATTAAAAGCTAATAAAGAACAACGTGAAGCTGAAAGCGGTTTACCTAAAGATAAAGGTTCTTCAGCCGGCGTTGTTAAAGATATTGATTATTGGCTTAATAAAGGAGAAACGCCTGATGATTTAGAATTAGCTGAAAAAGTTATAGAGGCTAGAATAAAACGAGAGCAAAATAAAAATAAATTTTCTAATGAATTATTTTAATCTGGTTTGGTCCGACATTTGGTTCTATTATAAAAAATTATAGTTATAGTTATGGCAAGTTATGGCAAATACTGTTGTTTATAATAAGCACGATTATGTGCTTGCTTTAAGAGCGAGAATTAATAAGCCAGTATGTTGGACTGATGTTCTAAATGATAAATATAGTGATGTTAGAACTATTGTTAATGGTTCAATGACTACTGAACCAGCTGTTCAATCAGGTACAAGAGGTTCTGCTTACTCTTATCAAGATTTTACTTTGACTGCTGATACTTTAACGATTAACACTTATAGAGTTCTTCCTGTATTTATTGACGAAGCTGATAGGCATCAACAGAGTTATGTTGATCAAATTAATATAGCTCAATTTCAAGGTAGAAAAGTTCAAGAATATATTGAAGCTCAAATGTTAGCTTCGCATGCAAGTTGGACTGATTTTGGTCAAGGTGATCTTGATAATACTTCTGAAGACGATACAACTCAAATAACAGTTTCAGTTGCTAATATTGATGATCTTATTCGCGCAATTAAAAGAAAACTCTATAAAAATAATGGAGTTGATTTTGCTATTGAAAAAGGTATTTTCATTATTTGGCGACCTGAAGATTTTGAGTTGTTAGAAGCTTTTGTCCAAGCTAATGGCTTTACTGAAGCGGATATTGCTTTAAAAAATGGTATTCCTGTTCAGAAAGCTTTTAGATATTTAGGCGTGGATCATTATATTTCAACTCAACATACTGCTAATCATTTATTTGCTGGTATTAAGAAAATTGGTGAGATTGGTATTTTGAGAAGTACCTACGGTAAAGTTAAATTTATAGAAGATCCTGCTAATGTTTCTGGTTTAGGTATAGTTACGAGGGTTGATTATGGTTTTAATTGGCCTTCGTATTATGCTGAATTTGTAATGGATATTAATGTAGTGTAGTTTTTTATTCTGTCTTGTATTTATCCTTGAAAATACAAGGCAGATAAAAGATTATAAATTTATGAAAATTCTTGATGTTATTACAAATGATTCAATAATTTCTGAAATTTATAGGATTTGTAAAGCTAATTCTAATACTTATTCGTATAAAGATGTTATAAGTCGGATTAACGCGGCGTTAGATAGATATTTTGAATTGATTTCTGAAACAAGTTCTATTAGTCCGTTTGATGATTCTAATAGGACGTCAGAGCCGATTGAAACACAAGATTTAGTTAATGGACAAAATAAATATAAATTTTCTGATTTTACGAATGAAGTATTAGGAATTTGCAAATTAGCGGTGTTGGATTCTAATGGTTATGAATATCCGTTAGATCATATTGGTTTTAATGAAATTGAATCATTTGGAAATGTTAGCGGAAGCGGCGGTAAATTTGATCTTAATATTTTAGGCATTCCTGTTGAATGGACGAGATTTGGCAATTATATATTTTTAAGTCCGTGTCCGAATTATAATAAAAGTGGTGGTTTAAGAGCGTATATTGTTAGAGGTTTAAATAAATTAAGATGGAAAAGTTTTACTGCTGATGATACTACTGATTTAATTACTTCAAGTTCACATGGTTTAGTAGCAAATGATGTTGTTATTTTTGAAACTGATAATATGCTTCCTAATGGTTTAAATGCTGATAAGCCATATTATGTTATATCTGATGGTTTGACTGTTGATACCTTTAAAGTTTCTACAACTTTAGGCGGTAGCGCTGTTGATATTACGAATAATGGAACTGGTAATTTTCAATTTTTAAAAGTTTCGCAAGAGTTAGGAATTCCGTCAATTCATAATTTGTTTATTTGCCGATATGCTTCGCTTCCTTATTTAATTGAAAATTCGTTAATTCATAAAAATGATATAAGAATTGATTTAATTAAAAATGAAGAAGATATTAAAAAATATTTTGAAAATTTAGATAAAGATATTCATAAAAGAATGTCGTTTAAAAAAAGATGTTTTAAATAATTATGTTAAAAACTAATCCTAATGATGATAGATTAATAATTAGCGCTCCAGTTGAAGGTATTGCTCAATCGCCTTATGTTGGTTATGGTGATGTTAGAAATTTGGATATTAGTTATATTCCTGGTATTGCTTTTTTACAGCGATTAGTTAGTGAAGTTTTATCTGGAATTAATGGTTTAATTAAATGGTTTGTTAAATCAAATATTGATCCTAATACTGTTTATGCTTTAAGTGATGATGGTATTTTATATAAATCTACTGATAATGGTGAAAATTGGAGTGAAGTTGATGGTAATACTTTTACCGTTACGATTGCTTCGCCTGCGGTTTTTACTTCTAATAATCATGGATTAAAAGTTAATGATACTGTTGTTTTTAAAACTACTGGAAATTTGCCAACTGGATTAGTAGTTGGACAGACTTATTATGTGATATCTGAAGGATTGACGACTAATAATTTTAAAGTGTCTACAACTTTAGGCGGTAGCGCTGTAAATACTTCTGGAACTCAATCTGGAACGCATACTTTTAGAATTACAACTTCCGCTCATGGTAATGGATTATGTTTTTTTAAAAATTATGTTTTTGTCGCTCGTGATAATTATTTAGATGTATATTCTGGAAGTAGTTGGATTAATAA